TAAATTGAAGATTGGTTTATATTTTATCTGAAACTCCTTTTGATTTAAGAAAATCATCTAACAGAATCCAATATGAATTCAGATTTCGATTTGGTCAAATAAGTTCCTTGAATATTGAGTTCTTCTAATAACTCAAAGTATTTTTTAATATATCTCATCTGTTATATATTTAATATTTTATTGAATTTTTCAGGAGCGGTATCCAAATCTAAAATCCTAACTCTAACCATTTCATCGTTTTCTAAAGCCTTAACAATTCTATGTTGTCCATCTAAAATAGATTTAATCTGACCACCAATCGATAGTAGGATAACCGGATATTTCAAATCAGATGCTTCTACTCTACTTGGTTCTCTTTCAGAATCAATCAAAAGGTGCTCAACTTCTTTTGGATCCATTTCAACACCATTATCTAAATAATCTAAAACATCATCTAACGTTAACCTGATAGTTTCACCATCACTCTCAGCTTCCCAAAAAGTTTCTTTACCAGTTCCTTCTGGTTGCTCAAAATTTTCAAATAGTTTAATATATTTCATATTTTATAAATTACTCGACCATACTGGTATAGTTTTTACACCCGATGGAATTTTATATTTTCCAGATTGATATTCAATTTCTGAAATCAAATCATTACTAGAAAATTTATGTTTTTTTCTTTTTTTGAGGTTTTCTATACAAGTTTCTGGGTCATTTTCAAACCAATATTCTTTTACAGAATAATCTTCACGACTATCTAAAATTGTTCTTAACTTCTTCTCCGAAATTCCTTCTGTCCAATTATCAAAATAGGGTGAATTTAATATGATATTTCTTTTCTCACCCATGAGAACTTTAATCTGTTCAATATCATGTATATCATCCAAGATTATAAAATCTTTTTCGGGATTTTCATCGTTAATATTCTTAGCAAATGTGGATTTCCCAGAACCAGGTAATCCGTGAATCCAAATAAATTCTAATTTCTCAAAATTTTCAAATAGTTTAATGTAAATCATATGTGGTATATATTAAAGATATCTTTAGAAAAAATCACTACACATCAAAGCACACTCTTTGATTCATTATTAACTCATATATAGCGTTTTTTATTTCAATATTATCACTTTTTAATTGATTATCTTCGATCCAAATTGGTCTTAAATTTATATAGTTGTTTATTAAAAGTAGTTCTTTTTCATTTTTAGCGAAAGCAAGTGGTATTATATGATCAATATGCCATTCATTTCTGTTTTCCCAAGACATATTATTAAGAAATAGAGACTCGATGTGAATTTTAAATTCGATAAAAGAACATCCTAATATTTCCTCAGTTCTCGATTTCTTTGAATATCCTTTCTCCGATAGAGCCTTTCTTATTATATTTCTTGCATCTATCTTTGCTCTATACAATGGATCAGTTTTCATTCTTTCCTTTCTATAAATTACATCTTTTTCTCTAATAGATTTTTTGTTTTTTTTCCTATAAGATTTTTTAGAAGAACTAGTTTTTTGTTTAAAACACTCAATACATTGATTTCGATATCCATCTTTTGAGTCTTTTCGACTTGGAAATAAATCTATTTCTTTTTCTATACTACAAGAGGTACAACATTTAAATTCTACTTTTTGGTAGATAAAATCATCACCTCTACTCAATCTAATTTTTTGCGAAAATGTTTTTTTATTTTTTCTTTGTATTAAATAACAATTTTTACACTGTTTAGTTCTAAGGGAATAATTAAAATATTCAGTATTTGAATCACATTTATTGCAAAAAATGTGAGTAGGTGCAATTTTAATTATTCCCTCACATATCTTACATATATTTTTATATCCACCTTTTATTCTTTTATCTTTATAAAAATTAGACTCAATATCTAATAATCTAAGACATTTTTTGCAATTTTTCATTCTTAGCTTTTTCTCTTTTTCTATAAGTTTGTTCCATTCTTTTACAAGACCTATTACAGTATTGTTTATCCTTTCTACCGGATATCTCTTTATCACACCTTCTAAAATTACATTTTTTCATATTATATATATAAATATTATGTGTGTCCCTTTGTAAATTTTTATCTTTTTTTCACTTTTTAATATAGATATATACATTACAGATAAATATTAAATAACTAGAGATAAAAAGAAATTTAATATATATGTTATAATTGATAAACAATTAATAATAAAAAAATATAAATAGTTATGCCGCTTCCTCACTTCACCCAACTTCAGGTTACAGGTTCTCCTGGTGGACCTGGAACAGAACCACAAGAGCCAGTATATAAGAATTTATTTGAGATTACATTTATTTTCCCAACGATTCTACAAGCTCAAGGTAGAGATCCTATAATGACATTGCAACAAGCAGCTAGTGTGACTTTAGATTTAACACCAGATATAACAACTAAGGAACAAAGATTTAAATATTCAACTAGAGCTTTCATGTTAATGCCTGAAAAAACAACAGTTGATTTTGATATTAAATTCAACGTGAATGTTAACAACAAGGGAAATATGGAAACTTGGGATGTTTTGAAAGCTTGGTACGATTTAGTATGGAATTCTCAAAATGGTTCTCTTCACTATAAGAGTGATATTATTGGAACTATTATTGTTAATCAACACGATAAAAAAGGTGTTGTTTTAAGACGTGTTACATTTCAAAACTGTCAAATTAAAGGTGTTTCAAGTATGGCTTTAGATTGGAATTCTAATGATATTTGGGATGATTTATCTGCTAAATTTGTTGCAGATTACTGGATTGATGAATATATTGACGGCAACTTTACCATTTCGCCTCCTTTGATTCCTGGATACTAGGGACCGTAACTTTTTTTATATATACTTATATGAAAAAAGATTTAACAAACATAATAGGATATATTTATAAAATAACAGCCCCAAATGGGGCTGTTTATGTTGGACAGACTCTCTGTGTGAAAAAGAGAAAATATCAATATAAGAAACTAGCCTTTACTAAACAAACACAACTTTGGAATAATTGCCAAAAATACAATTGGAATCCATCTGAAACATTTGAAGTTATAGATGATTGTTTATGTGGTGAAGACAAAGTATTTCTGAATGAAAAAGAAATATATTGGATTTCTTTTTATGATAGTTATAGAAATGGATTAAACTGCACAGAGGGTGGTAAGGGTCAAGTTGGTAGAATTTGGACTCAAGAAGAGCGTGATAGACAAAGAGAGATAACCAAATCTAATGGAAGTGGTTTTACTAAAGGCAATAAGATTACCTTAGGTAGTAAATTGAGTGATGAACATAGAGCCAAAATTAGCGAATCGAATAAAGGACATAAAGCTTGGAATAAAGGCAAAGAAACTCCTCAAGAAGTCAAAGAAAAGATAATTAGTTCCACATCTGGAGAAAAAAATCATTTTTATGGCAAATCACATTCCGATGAAACTAAAGAGAAAATTAAAGAATCAAAATTAGGTTTCAAACACACAGAAGAAACAAAGTTGAAAATGAGTAATTCTTCGAGAAGAATGTATCATCCGCATTTTTACGGTAAGTCAGTTTTACAATACGACATGGAAAATAACTTTATTAAAAAGTATGATTCTATAAAATCCGCGTCTTTAGAAACCGGATGTTCAAAAGCAAGAATAGTGGATGTTTGTAAAGGAAGAAGAAAACACACAAAGAATTTTATTTTTATATACGAAAAAACCCAATCAAATTGATTGGGTTTTTTTTTATTTGAACTTGTTTGCCATACTGCTCATACTATTCATATATGATGATGGATTAAAGTTTGGTGAATTCTTTTGTTGGTCATCTTCTTGTTTCTTTCTTAGTTTTTCTTCTTCTTCTGTTAGTTCATTTACAATTTTAATGTTTTCTTCTAACATCCAGAATGGCCAATCATTGATAGCACTTTCTTGAAGATGATAATTCTTTTGAAGAAGTAATTTATTCTTCAATAAACTGTTCAAATGCGTCATGAACAACGAAAACAGCTGACGGTCCGTTGGGAAATATCATGTCCGTGTGCACCTCCAAACCACACGTATCACACTTCTTGGTTAACTGTTCTATACCAAAAGTCATTTTTTCAACAGCTGAGTTTAAGAATTGGAATGAAATATCATCAATTTTTTGATATTCTTCTAATTTAGCTTTAATACCATCTA